TGCAATGGAACTGACAATCGCCTTACCATTTAAAGATTTAAATATCTGAACACCATTTCCAAAGTTTGTAACAGATATGGTGTTAAGTCCTACTACAGCATCATCATATTTGGAGTGTAACTTGATTGAATACTCACTTATGGTATTAACATAGTATACAGATCCTGTCGTTAAACCAACTAATGGGATGCCCCCCAGAGGGTCGTATATGACTCTCTCACCGTTTCTAAACTTATGATAGGTACTAAACCCTATTAAAGACGTATTTACACCAGCGGTGCTTGATGATACAGATCCAATGTTAACAGTTCCAAGTCCAACACCATCTGCATTAAATAGAACCTCATTTTCTACTCTATTTAATTTTGCAGCTGCTCTTGCACCTGTTCCATTTCCTCCTGTTATTTTTACCGTTGGATACTCAATGTAATCAAATCCAGAATCTACGATTCTTATTTCTTTAAATGATCCTTTTACTGAACATGTCCCTGTCGCACCAGAACCAACATTATCTGTTATTGAAACCATAGGTGGATTAATAACATCATAATCTTCACCACCTTTAATAACATCTATATTTTTTAATTCACCATAGTAAACAGCGTTTTTAGATTTATAATTAAATATTTCAGCACCGTTAATTAATATTCCAGTATAACCACTTGTTGTTTTTTGTTTTACATCACTTGGTATTGGAGTTGATATTTCTCTAAAAAGTTTTTGACTCTCAATAAATTTCCCATGATACTCTAATTTTTCAATATCATTAGAAGTAATTGTGACACTATCAACACTATTTGGTGTTTTTACTTTGACAAAGTTGCCAGCACTTAAGTCTGCCTGACTTTTAGCAAATTTAACATTATTAGAATCAATTCTTTTTACATAATATAAGCCTTCATCAAATATTTGACTAGATATTAATTCTTGTACTATAAAAGTTCCATCAGGAAGAGTTGTCTCTACTTTTGTTTTTTCAGGTGTATAGTAAACTGCATCTCCTGAAAAATAATTATGATCAACCTGATCTGATATTTTTATCTCTTCATCATTTAAATTATACGTCCCGCTAAAAGTAAATTTTTGTAATTTTGGGTTTAATTTTGTAACACCGGTAAATGGAAGTGAAGATGATGCAACTAAAACTTTATTTGAGTTTGGATCAGGGTCAATAAACTCATGTGGTGTTGGAACATGTTTTGCTCCAACCATTCTTCTTCCTTTGTGTTCATGAGATGGCCCATAGTAAGGAATTCCATTTACTAATCCAATATCTGGTTTCAAATAAACATTTTGAATGTTTGCGGTAAATGTATTTAAATTAGGATGAAGATCAGAGTCAATTTTTGATATTCTACGTGTTACTTTTGTTATCTTAGTTGGATCTGAAATGCCGGTGCCAGTTATCAAACAGGTGTTTTCATCAAAAACATCAGTGACAGTGTAAATTTTATTAGAGGCAGGATCAAAATCAACGGTTATTTTATCACCCCATTGTGCAGTTGTTGAAACTGATTCATGAGTTGTTATTTTATCACCAATTCTTAATATATTTTGATCTCTTGTTTCAAGTCTATAAGTATTATTAACAGAATCGACAACTGACAGTTTTTTTACAACATAACTTTGAGCTGTGTTAAATAACCAATTATTTTCTTTAAAATTACGACCTATTTTACCTAAAGATTTTATTTTTACTTTTGAACCAGTTTTTTGATAATATGTTTGATTTGGTATTTGTAATTCTTTTAAAACGGATCTTATTTTAACTCGAATTTCATCACCATTTATATTAGTTCCATAAGCAAAGGTATCTTGATCAATTGATGTATTGTCTAATATGGTGGTTGTAATTCCTGTGGTATTAATTCCTAAAAATTGGTTTATTGTTTTATCTGCATACGTACAAACACCGATAGTTCCGTTTTTATATGCAAATGTTAAAGTTCCTGATTTTGGAAATCCTAAAGTAGAATCAACATCAATATATGTTTGACCTATTCCTACTTGACCTATAATTTTAGTTTTTGAGTGGTTTGAGAAATTGCCATAAGTTAATACTGATGCTCCTTCAGGAAAATTGTATGATCCATCTAAACTAATTTTATAAAATTTGTCAGTAAGTATTCCAACTGAAACATTTTCAACACCTGAAATAGGTGCGTATGCTTTTGATATATTTTCAAACTGATCTTGAAATAAAGTTAAGTTTTTTAAGTCTTCGGGATCTCCAACATATGGTTCTACAATCAAATCTCTTGTAATTCTATAATTTGCATTTGATGGTGAGATAACATTGTCAATTGGACGAATAATTTGCACTTGCTCACCGTAAAGAGCTCCAAAAAGTATTTTAAATGACTCATCAGTTCCTCTTGTAGAGTAAAAATCTTTTGATTGTCTAACAAATTGAGATTGATTTAATTTTTCATCTAAATCTTTTTTAAAACCATGTAAAAATTGACTTTTTACCTTTTTAAGAAACTCATCTAAGAATAAAACACTCAAATTTTCAACTTTGGTGCCTTTTTCATGAATTGCCTCTGTTGTTGATGAAAAAACAAGATTTTCTGGATCCGAATCGTTAGTAAAAGTTGTAATTCCACTAAACCCTCTTGTGCATTCAACAAAACTAATATCTGTTTTACTTTTGTATGTTAAAATTTCATCATTTATCTTTATTAAACCATAATTTTCAGGAAATCCTTCTGTGTTTGATACAAAAATTGTTTCTGTACCAATTCCGGCATATTTTGTAGTAGAGGTAGATTTTATATTATTACCATTCTCACTTAATTTGATATAAGAGTCAATATTTTGAATTAAATCAACTGGCCCACCTTTATATTCTTGTCCTAAGTAATATTGTGAGAGAAATTCACCCACCAAAGGAAAATCCTCTTGCACATAGGCAGGTAATTGATTTTTTACAATCTGATTTAATTGAACTCTCTTTTCTGACATCTTATCTTATGATGTTTCCGTTAGAATAACTTGTTGAAACTGTATAATTTGATCCTGATGGGTCAATACCAGAACTAATTTCGTCTACAATAACGTTTACGATACTACTATCTAGTTGCAAATAAAGATCCTGTAATCCAATAACATCGTTTGACTCAGGGGTCGCTGATATCTCTAAAATTTCCACATTGTCTTTTGTTTTCCCTGATACAATATTTATCGGGTCTAAAGTAACACGTCCTTTTTCATAATTTATCACTCCAATATTTCTTCTTACAATTACTGGATTTGATGTTCCAGAATCTAATGAAAATAATCCAATTTGACCAGTTTTACCATCTGATCTTGGAGTATCAAATAAGTAAACGTTTGTATTAACATTCAATACTTGAAAGGCACTTGACCGAATATTAAATCCATTCATAGATTTTATGTGGAACTTATTTCCAAAGTCAATCGCATATTCAGCCACTTCTGATATTGCTAATCGGAGATCTCTTCTCATTTCAACAGTTGTTATATTTGATGTGATCGATTCATGACTTTGATCAACAACTTTTTGAAACTTACTATATTTAAATCTTGAACCATAACGATTCAATTCAGATGACTCTGCATATTTTGTAACGTCTCTCTGTATCTTTGATGATACGAAGGCAGAATTTGGTGCTAAATTTGTATTATAGTATACATTACTAATTGTCTCAACGAACAAATATTTCAAATCTAATATTTCTGGAACAATTCCAGCTACAGCATACTTTTTAAGATCTCTTTTTATATTTTGTTTAATTACATTTGGTACAAAATCACCATTACGAGGTTTGATACTAATAAAAACTTTACCAAATTGAGGTGGAACGA